GGTTCAAAGAAGATTGGAAGGACCAAAGAACTGGTAAGCCTTGTGGGAGAAAAAAAGGAGAGAAGAGAGGAACACCTTATTGTAGACCGTCAAAAAGAATATCTAGTAAAACTCCTAAAACTGGATCAGAGATGTCAGCTTCAGAAAAAAGAAAACGAATAGCACAAAAGAAAAGGTTGGGACAACCAGCAGGCAAACCAAGAAGAGTTCAAGCAGTAAGACGAAAGAAAAAGAAATGACCTTAGAAATTAATTTAGAAGATAAAATTTGTAAGGAGATTAAAGCTTGGTCAAGACATGCACTAGAAACACCTAATTCAAGCTATAATAATTTACCTAGTTGCCCTTATGCAAAAAAAGCTTGGACAGATGATAAAGTTGGTTTTGCCTTTAAAAGAGACGAAGCCTATAAAATTGTGCACTCAATAATAGATAGTTATGACGACACTAAAGATTTAATAATTGTCGTAGACCTTGATTACGAAGATAATGAAAAATTTCACAAATATCTTACCTTTTTAAATCAAATAATACATGAAGGTGTATTTAAACAAAAAGATATTTGGGTAATGGGATTCCATCCTGATGATGATGTTAATGAACTTATAGATGATGGTTCATTTAACGAAATCGTTAACGAGGAATATGCTTTGATATTTGTTCAAAGACTTAGCAAACTTCAAGAAAGTGCAAATAAATTGAAGAAGCTAGGATATTATGATAATTATTATAATATGTACAATGTCAAAGAAATCTATGAGCAACGTGAAAACTATTATAGGAGACTAAAATGGCAATGAGCCCAAGAAAAATGATGGCTATGTCTAAAGACATGGCTAAAGCTGCTAAAATGATGATGGGTGGTGAAGCAAAACCTAAAAAAATGAGAGGTGGCGGAATGGCTATGAAACCAAAAAAGATGCGTGGTGGTGGCATGGCTATGAAAAAAATGAAAAAAGGTGGTAAAGCCTAATGGCAACATCAAGCTCAACTAACTTTGAATTAGATGTAGCAGAATATATTGAGGAGGCTTTTGAGCGATGTGGTTTAGAAGCTAGAACTGGGTATGATCTGCAAACAGCAAGACGTTCAATGAACATTATGTTGGCAGAATGGGCTAATCGTGGTTTAAATCAATGGACAATTGAACAAAAAACACAAGCTCTTACAGCATCTGATTCAGAGTATAGTTTGGGCACTGATATAATAGACATATTATCTGCTGTTGTTAGAAGAAGCGGTACAGACTTTAGTATGAGCAGAATATCAAGAGATACATATACAAACATACCTGTTAAAACTACAACTGGAAGACCTACACAATATTTTTTGGATAGACAAATAACACCTAATTTAAAAATATATCCTGCACCAGAAAATAGCACAGATGTTATTGTTTATGACGCTTTAACACGGATACAAGATGCTGATGCACAAGTAAACACAATGGAGATACCTTTTAGGTTTTATCCTTGTTTAACAGCAGGATTAGCTTATTATATAGCTATGAAAAGAGCACCAGATAGAATACAATTGTTAAAAACAGTTTACGAAGAAGAATTTGAAAGGGCAATGGGTGAAGATAGAGATAGATCATCTTTTACAGTAACCCCACAGTTATCATATTATAAGGTTGGATAATGGCTTTTGCACAAGGAAAATATGCTTACAGAATATCTGATCGTTCTGGTTTTCGTTATCGTATAAAAGATATGAGAAAAGAATGGAATGGTAGCATTGTTGGATATGATGAGTATGAGGAAAAGCATCCACAGTTAACACCACCTAGAATAAGAACAGATTTAGAAGCAATAAGAGATGCACGACCAGACAGAACTGAGACAGCAGTTCCAAATTTGTTACCATTAAACCCATTTTCAACAACTTCTGGTTCTGGTACTGTTACAGTAAATGAACCAAATCATGGCAGATCTAGTAGTGATACTGTAAGATTTCGTGATGCAACTAGTGCAGGTGGTATACCTGCAACTACAATAAATGGTGCATCTGGCTTTACAATTACAAATATTGATACGAACAATTATTCGTTTTCTGCTGGTGTTAATGCAACAATTACACAGAAAGGTGGTGGAGGATCTGCAAGTGCAGGACCTGTCACTATTACAAACTAATGAGCTTTACTTTTACAACATTAAAGACGGCAATACAAGATTATACGGATAACAGTGAAGCATCTTTTGTAACGCATTTACCAGACTTTATAAAAGCTGCTGAAGAAAAAATATTTAAAGGTGTTGATTTAGATATATTTAGGAAAAATGTTACAAGTGCATTCACATCGTCAGATGAATTTTTATCTGTACCCTCTGACTATTTAGCTTCTTTTTCATTACAAATAACATCAACTGGTTCAGAAAGTTTTCTTCTACAAAAAGATGTAAATTATTTACGAGAATATACACCAGCCTCAACTACAACTGGTTTACCTAAATATTATGCTAGGTTTGATACGGATAACTTTATTGTGGCTCCTACACCTAACAGCAATTACACTTTGGAACTTCATTATTATTACAGACCCACATCTATAACTGCATCAAGTGATGGCACTTCTTGGTTAGGCACTAATGCACCATTTGCACTGCTTTACGGATCTTTAATAGAAGCTTATTATTATATGAAAGGTGAACCAGATGTAATTGCTCAATATGAAAAAAATTACGTCTTTTATATACAAAGATTAAAAGATTTAGGAGAAGCAAGAGAAAACACAGATGGATACAGAGTTGGTCTACCATCAAGACCAAGAACATAGGAGAATATAATGGCAACCTCAAATGCAGCAACCAATTATCTAGAGAGAAGAATATTACATTTTTTGTTTAAAAATAACTCTCTTAGTTTCTCATCACCAGGTGATAGTATTTATGTAGGACTTGCAACGGCAGTAAGTGCGGCTGAAACTGGATCATTAACAGAAGCAACTTTTGGTTCTTATGCAAGACAACAAGTTCCAGCGGCTAAATGGGACACCATTGGAGCAGACTCAACAGATACTCAAACTGCAAAAAATAATGACAGTATTGAGTTTCCAGCTTCTACAGGCACAGACAACACAATAACTCATGTGTTTATTGCAGATGCTTCAAGCAGTGGTAACATATTATTTGTAGGAGCTTTAGATGTAAACAAGACAATAGCAACTGGAGATATATTTAGAATTAATGCAAACAACCTAACAATAGAGTTAAAATAATGGCATTAACAATATCAGATAGAATTAAGGAAACTACTACTACCACTGGTACAGGCACATATACTTTAGGTGGTGCAGTTCTTGGTTTTGAAACTTTTACTGTTAATCTTAGTAACTCTGATACTACATATTATTGTTGCACAGATAATACTGACTTTGAAGTTGGTTTAGGTACGTTTACATCTTCTGGTACTACGTTAGCTAGAACGACCATACTAGCTAGTTCTAATTCTAATAATGCTGTTAACTGGAGTTCTGGTACAAGAACTATATTTTGTACAATACCAGCAGTTAAATCTGTAATTCTTGATGCAAGTGGTAATGCAACATTAGGTGCTGATTTGACAGTTACAGGTGACTTAACAGTAGCTGGCGATGATATTACTATGGGAACTAATACGTCTGGTCATGTATTGGTTGCAGATGGAACAAATTACAATCCTGTTGCAATAAGCGGAGATGTAACTATTGCATCAAATGGTGCAGTTACAATTGCTGCTGGAGCAGTAGAAAACTCTATGTTGGCGGATGATGCCGTAGGTGCTGATGAACTGGCATCAAATGCGGTTGTAACAGCATCTATAGTAGATGATAATGTAACCCAAGCCAAAATTGCAGATGACGCAGTTGGAGCGGATCAGTTAGCATCAAGTGCAGTCGTTACTGCCTCTATTGTTGATGCAAATGTAACTTTAGCCAAGATAGCTAATCAAGCTGCAAACACAGTTTTGGTAAGAGATGCTAATAGCTCTGGTGTTGTTTCTGCAAAAGCAGTTACAGACACACAAATATTAATTGGTGACGGGACTGGATTTACTGCCGCTGCACTATCTGGGGATGTAACAATGACAAATGCTGGAGCCGTTACAATAGCTAATGGTGCAGTTGAGAACGCAATGTTAGCTGATGATGCAGTAGGAGCAGATGAGTTGGCTGCCAATGCAGTAGTAAATGCAAGTGTAGCCTCTGGAGCTGCAATAGCATTTAGTAAGATGGCAGACTTAACGGCATCAAGAGCATTGGTATCTGATGGTAGTGGAGATGTGTCAGTAAGTGCTGTAACTTCTACTGAAATAGGATATTTAGATGGAGTAACATCTGCAATACAAACACAAATTGATACTAAAGCTAGTAAAGGTTTTGCCACAGCTATGGCGATTGCCCTTTAAAGGAGTAAATTATGGCACAAGATTTTGAGCGAAATACAGCAAATGCAGTTGGAACAAGTGCATCAACATTACGAACTGCAAACTCAGATGATGCTATAGTTGGTATTACAGTTGCTAATGTTCACTCTGCACAGATAACAGTAGCT